CCGACAATAACAATTTCAGTGCAGTGGGGGCATACAAGCGGGACTCGAAAGCGTGCTCCAGCCCGGATGACCACATCGCTTCGCATGCCAGACTTGGTCGTTTTGCAGTGCGGGCAATCAATAGATGCAACGTATCCAGGCATTCTTCACTCCTTCGGTTGATGTGTCTAAAGGCCATTATCATCGGTTGCTTTGTAAAAGTCTCGCATGTCGAGAAAGCTTGATATGAATAGCGATAATGCCATTTCGTTGTGGGCCAAGAAGTACATTCAATCATTTAACCTCGCATTGGTGCCCATTGAACCGGGCGAGAAAGCCCCGAAGGGCATGGGCTGGAACAAGCCTGGTGGTTACATCACCGATCCGGCTGCCGCCGAAGCATTCTGGCAACGCAATCCCAATCACAACCTGGGCGTAGTGCTCGGGCCAAGCCGTGTCTGTTCGTTGGACGTCGACGATGTGGAGTGGACGCGGTTTGTGTTGTTCGATCAGATGGGCCTCGATCTGGATGCCATGGCGGTGGTCTATCCGACCATCGTGGGCAATCCTTTGCGGTTCCGCGTGCTGTTCAAAATGCCGGATGACATCGAGCTGACACGCCACTCGCTTTCGTGGCCCAATGAGAAAGACCCCGATGGGTCGATTCATAAGGCGTTGATGGCACGGGCCAAGGCAGCGAAAGAGCGGGGGGATGCTGTTGATGAGGCCGCAGCGAAAGCAGAGGCTGAGGAATACAAGCGCTTCACGGTGTTTGAGCTGCGCGCGGGCCTGGTGCAGGACGTATTCCCGCCATCGATCCATCCGGGTACTGGCAAACCGTACACCTGGCGCACTCCGCCGAATGCAGCAGATGGTCTGCCGGTGCTTACCAACGAGTTGCTGAGCATTTGGCAGAATTGGGATGTCTTCAAGCGCAACGCTGAGGCCGCGTGCCCTTGGGCGCCGAAGCCAAAGAAGCCCGCCGCGAAACCTATCAAGCGCGCTCCCGCCGCTGACGGCAAACCCTCGGTGATTGATGAGTTCAACCGAAGCCACGATGTGGAAGAGCTGTTGCGTGCCCACGATTACATAAAGCGCGGTAACAAATGGCTGTATCCGCACAGTAGCACCGGGTTGCCAGGCGTGACGGTCACCGACCGCAAGGTCTATTCGCATCACGGCGCGGATCCGCTGGCCAACGGTCACCAGAATGACGCGTTTGAGGTGTTTTGCCTGCTGGACCACGATGGCGACCAGTCGAAAGCAGTGAAGTACGCCGCTCGGATGTTGGGTATGCAGCACGCATCGCGCTCAGCCCCACAAGATCTTCCCCCGGCCCCATCGGCGGATGCCCGCGAGCAGGACTCCACAGCTGCGCCAAGTGATGCCGCTCCTGCTGCTGACGGGGGAGCGGGGGAGGTGCTGACCTATGAGCAAGTGCTACGGCGTTACGTGCTGGTCGAAGGCACCACGCAAGTGTGGGATCTCGACAAGGCGCGGGTGATGAAGAAAACCGCGTTTGAGGCTCGCGTCGGCAAGCCATTGGCGAAACAGTGGGTCGACGACACTAGCAAAAAGCTGATCTCGGATGACAAGGTCAAAGAGATCGAGCAAGCCCGCAAGATGGCCGGCAAGAAGGGTGGTGCGCTGAAGCTGGAGCCGATTGAACGGTATGTGTACATCGACGGTACCAAGGACGTTTGGGACCGGGAAAAGAAGCGGCGGGTTGCCGAAGGCGCGGTCAAGATGGCCCTCGGTGATATGTATGGTATGTGGTTGAACAGCCCGGAGCGGCGCGTGGTCGACGTGGAGAACATCGTGTTCGATCCGACGATGACCAAGGATCCCAACATTTACATCAACACGTTCGACGGGCTGCCCATGGAGCCGGCGCGCGATGATGCCGGGTGCGAGAACCTGCGGTGGTTGATTTCATTCCTGTGCAACCACGACCAGTCGTCACGCGATTGGCTGGTGAAGTGGTTGGCGTACCCGTTGCAGCACCTGGGCGCGAAGATGGATACGGCGGTGCTGGCTCACTCGACCATGGAGGGCTCGGGCAAAAGCCTGTTGTTCGCAGATGCGTTCGGTTTGCTCTATGGGCAGTACGCGGCCACGGTCGGGCAGACTCAGCTCGAAAGCAACTTCAACGCCTGGCAAAGCCGAAAGTTGTGGGCGGTGTTTGAAGAGGTCGTGAGCCGTGATCAGCGTTACAACCAGGTGGGCAAGATCAAACACCTAGTGACCGGCAAGACGGTGCGCATGGAATCGAAGTTCATCAACGGTTGGGAGGAAGCCAACCACATGAACGCCGCGTTCCTTAGCAACGAGATTATGCCCTGGCCGATCGCGCCCAGTGACCGGCGAATGTTGGTGCTGTGGCCGATGGAGACACTTCCGGTCGAGCGCCAGAAGGCAGTGGGGCGAGAGCTGGAGAATGGAGGCGTCGCGGCGTTGTACGCGTGGTTGTTGTCCGTTGACCTGGGCGACTTCGACCAGCGCACCAGGCCGCCCAGTACTGATGCGCGTGAGCGTTTGGTGGCACTGAGTCGGGCCAGCTGGCAGACGTTCCTGTTCCTCTGGCAATACGGCGAGCTTGGGCGTGATATGTGGGGCGCCTGTTTGTCCACCGACCTCTATGCGATGTTCCTGGAGTGGTGCCACCGCAACAAAGAGCACGTGATGAGCCAGACGAAGTTCTCGTTGTTCATCAGCTCGGAGGTGGACAAGACCCGCGCCATCCCCTGGACCGACGGCAGCAACCGCAAGTTTGGGGCGTTCTTCTTTCCACGCGATGAGCAGGCTTCCCAGCCCCCATCACTCAGGTCAGCCGATCTGGGCAAGGCGGTAGTTGCTTGGCGGGCTGCGGCGCGCTTGGCGGGCTGGAACGTCGACAACTGGGACCACATCAAGGCGGCTGCAGCATGAATCCGACTAAAAGTGTGTTGGGTGTGTCGGGTGTGTGTTGGGTTGGTTTTCGATACCCCACACAATTTCAAGCCTTCTATTTCGCGGCTTTCCGCCTTGTGTGTTGGGTGTGTTGGGTTTGGCGTCGCGCACGCGCATGGGCATTGTTATTTGAATCCATGGCAGCAAGATTTTTTTCTTATGCGAGAACCGTTAAACCCAACACACCCAACACACTCAACACATTTGATTTAAAGCTATTGAATTTAAAGGGTTTTAGGTGTGTTGGGTTTGTGTTGGGTATGGCGTTTTTTGAGTCGGGTTGGGTTTTGAGCGTTGGAGCGGGGCGATGATCGAAGAAATTGAAGAGCTCATGCAGCATTGGGGTAACCAGTTCAACCAGGTCGGCGACGGCGGCGGTCTTGGTAGTCCAATGGCGACGATTATGGAATGGGGCGGCTCTGCCCCTCGCGGCACGCCGGGATCTCGCGATTTGATGATGGCAACGGGCGGTGGGATGGATCACGCGGCATTGGAGGTTGCGGCGGCACTCGCGCAACTGGAACGGCAGTCGGAGAAAGGGGCGGTGCTCGCGAAATTGGCGCGCAATCGTTATCTGCCTCGGCCTGCGTGGTCTGTGCGCTCTCAGTTGGCCTTGCTGGGACTGGGTGAGGATGCGGATCGGACGTATAGAAACTGGGTCCACGCGTTGCACCAGCAGGTACAGTTGATCTTGACCGTGCGTAGTGCGCCGGGTCGTGTGCGGAATAAGCGGGTAAAGTCGCCGGCCACCGATCTGATACGGGCGTCGACGGTGTCCCGTATCAGGTTGTGCTGACTGCCGTTCGTCTGGAGTGATTACCTCAAAGTTGCGTCAACGTGCGTCAAGGGTGCATCGAGCGGATCAACCGAAAAACACTCCTTTCCGGTTTTTCCGGAGAGGGGTAAAAAGTCCCCACGATATGGAATTTGCGCCCTGGCGCTGACCTCGCACGTGCTGTGCAGCTTTACCCGGTTTCCCTAGACCGGTCACTCACCCCCGCTTCGGCGGGGTTTTTATTTGTGCGCCAGGAATGGCGCGTTGCGCGTAGCGCAGGGCTTTTTTGTTAATGGGGCAGGCCAATGACGAACGAACAGCAAGCACTGGCAGAAATGCCGATCTGGTTAGTGATCGTCCTCGCCCTAGTCGGCGGCGTATCGGGTGAGATGTGGCGCGCCGACAAGGAAGGCGCCCGAGGTTGGGCGTTAGTTCGACGTTTAGCTCTTCGCTCGGGAGCCTGCGTGGTATGCGGGGTGTCAGCGATCATGCTGCTCT